GTCCAAACGCAGAGAGGGTGGCGGGTACGAACCGTTTGATCCAACTGATGTCAACTCACAGGCAGAATTGCGTAGGCAAGCAGGTACTAGCCTAGCCGCGTGGCTTGAACGGTTCCGTGGTTGCGCGGAGCATATTGGGTTAGACATGACCCCGTTGGAAGACATTGTGCATACCCTGCGCGATGATAAAAATAAAGCAGTAGGAGAATGACATGGCTAAGAAGAGTAAAGCGGATAAAATCTGGGCGTACAAGATCAAGTACCCACAGGCCACAACGCGGGAAATCGCTACGGCTACTAAATCATCCTACAACTATGTTCACGCGCTGATGAGTAAGATCGGCACACCGAAAGAAGTTTTCGAGAAGGAAGCGAAGAAGGTGACGCGCAGTCAAGTGTTAGACACAGCCAAGGAGTACGTCACCAAAGACCGTGCGGCTGACCATGGTAACATGGAAGATAACTTCAACACTATCGCCGCGTACTGGTCTGTGCACCTTGGCGTCACGGTGGACGCTACTGATGTGGCTGTGATGATGACCTTGTTGAAGGCCGCGCGTATCAAGTCAAACCCGAAGCACCCTGACAACTGGGTGGACGCATGTGGTTACATGGCATGTGGTGGTGAGATAGTGAGTAAGGGCTGATGGACCTTATAACCTTAGACTTTGAGACGTATTACGACAGGGACTATTCTCTGCGTAAGATAACAACAGAAGCCTACGTCCGTGATCCTCGTTTTGAGGTGATCGGCGTGGGTGTGAAACTCAACAACGGAGAAACGGAGTGGGCCAGTGGGACGCACGAACAGATTAAAAAATACCTCAAGACCTTCCCTTGGGAAGACGCTATGTTACTTTGCCATAATACTATGTTTGATGGTGCCATTCTTAACTGGCGTTTTGATATTCGTCCTCGGATGTATACCGATACTTTGTGTATCGCCCGTGCTCTTCATGGGACTGAAGCTCGCGCAAGTCTCGCTGCGGTATCTGAGAGGTACGGTGTCGGCGCTAAAGGGCATGAGGTACTCAACGCACTCGGAAAACGGCGTGGAGATTTTGCACCCGAAGACCTAGAGCGGTACGGCGACTACTGTGTCAATGACGTGGACCTTACCTATAAGTTGTTTAGCATAATGGCCAAACAGTTCCCCCGCCAAGAGTTGCGTTTGATTGATGCTACCCTGCGGATGTTTACCGAACCTATGTTGGAGCTGGATCGTGACCTGTTGCAGTCGCACTTGCACGATGTGAAAGAGCGTAAAGAAAAGCTGTTAGAAGCTGCGGGTGTGGCGGATAAGAAAGACCTGATGTCCAACCCAAAGTTCGCGGAGCTGCTAAAAGGTTTTGGCGTCAAGCCTCCGATGAAGACCAGCCCCACTACGGGGAAAGAGACGTTCGCGTTCGCCAAGAGTGATGAAGCGTTCAAACATTTGTTAGAACATGAGGATGATCGTGTGCAAGCGTTGGTAGCTGCACGGCTCGGTACGAAGTCTACATTGGAAGAGACACGAACACAGCGGTTCATAGACATCGCTGACCGGGGGCGTCTGCCCGTCCCTGTAAGATACTACGCGGCGCATACAGGCAGATGGGGTGGGGATGATAAGATCAACTTGCAGAACCTGCCTAGCCGTGGGCCTAACGGTAAGAAGTTAAAGGGTAGTATCATCGCGCCCGAAGGGTATTCGCTTATAGACTGTGACAGTTCGCAGATCGAAGCGCGTGTATTGGCGTGGCTTGCGGGGCAAGATGATCTGACCAAGCAATTCGCAGATGGTGAGGACGTATACAAGTACATGGCGTCCAGCATCTATAACGTGCCAGTAGACGGGGTAAATAAAGAACAGAGGTTCGTGGGCAAGACCACTATTCTCGGCGCTGGTTACGGTATGGGTGCGCCCAAGTTCCAAGCGCAGTTGCAAGGTATGGGTGTCTACATAGAATTGGACGAAGCACGGCGGATCATACAAGTGTACCGCGATGCCAACGGGGCGATCAGTCAGTTGTGGAGAGATGCCAACAACATGGTGCAGTACATGCAGCGCGGCGACAGTTTGCAGTTTGGTAAGGAAGGTGTCTTGCAAGTGGATGCACAGAAGAACGCCGTGATGTTACCTTCTGGGCTACCCATGTTCTATCATGGGTTGATGGCAGAGCAGGGTGAACGAGGTCCAGAGTATACCTATAAGACCCGGAAAGGTCCGAACCGTATATACGGCGGGAAGGTTGTGGAGAACGTGTGCCAAGGGATTGCAAGGTGCATCATAGGGCACCAAATGTTACTTATTGCCAAGCGATACAAAGTTGTGCTAACAGTACATGACAGCGTTGTAGCCTGTGTAGCTGACGACGAGCTGGACGTAGCACGGGCATACGTCGAAGAATGTATGAGCCAGACGCCTGACTGGGCCGATGGACTACCGATCACCTGTGAGAGTGGCACAGGCAAATCATATGGAGAATGTGAGTGACAAAAGTATGGCCGTGGTCGTTCAGTAAGATCAAAGACTTTGAGCAGTGCCCGAAGCAGTATTACCACAAACACATCTTGAAAGAGGTGCCGTTCGTGCAGACCGAAGCTATCTTGTACGGCAATGAGTTCCACAAGATGGCCGAAGACTTCATTTCCAAGGATGTACCTGTGCCTGCGAAGTTCAGCTTTGCGGCCAAAGCCCTAACATCTTTGAAGGATAGGAAGGGCGACAAGCTCTGCGAGATAAAGATGGGGCTAACAGAGAACCTAGAGGCTTGTGACTTCTACGCCTCTGACGTTTGGTTCCGTGGGATTGCCGACTTGGTGATACTGGATGACGAGGTGGCAACAGTTGTGGACTACAAGACGGGCAAATCTTCCAAGTATGCAGACAAGGGACAGTTAGAGTTGATGGCTCTGGCGCTCATGGCACGTTACCCGCAGATCAAGAAAGTTCGCGCTGCCCTGCTGTTTGTGGTGTGTAATGACTTGGTGAAAGACACCTACATGGAGTATGATAAGAGTAAGCTGTGGGAGAAATGGCTCGGCAAGTATGGGCAGATGGAGACTGCGGCTAAGGAAGACATGTGGAACGCACGGCCTAACGGGTTATGCAGACGCTACTGTCCTATCATTGAATGTGTTCACAACGGAGCAAACTGATGCCATACAAAAACCCCAAAGACCGTCCCAAGCAGAAGAACGCGCCTGTAGGTAGTAAGACGTTTGAAGCAAGGATGGAACGCCAGCGAGCCCGCCGGAAGATGGACCGCACCAGTAAAGATGCTAACAACAACGGCAAGGCTGACAAGCGCGAAGGTAAAGACGTTAGCCATAAGAAAGCCCTGTCGAAGGGCGGTACAAACAAAGACGGTGTGACTGTGGAGAGCCGCAGCAAAAACCGCGCACGGAATTACAAAAAGAAAAAGTGATTCGGGCAACTGCCCGAAAGGAGAACACGATGCAGATTATAGGTGGTAAGGCGTTGCTGTTGAAGCTACGCAATCCAAAACGTGTCACTGAAGTGATACCGAAAAGCAAAACTGTGGAAGACCACGAGGTGTTGGTGAAGTGGGGCATTGACGAAGCTCATAGTCTACGCAAGCTGAACATCGACGTGCCCTCCCCGATCAACGGCAGGTACGAGTGGACAGGTAAATACGCGCCGTTCGATCACCAGAAAAAGACCGCTGCGTTTTTCACCATGAACCAGAAGTCGTTTTGTTTTAACGAGCAAGGTACAGGCAAGACCGCCTCTGCTATATGGGCTGCTGATTATCTGATGAAGCAGGGTAAGATCAACCGCGTACTTGTTATATGCCCCTTGTCTATCATGGACAGTGCGTGGCGTGAGGACTTGTTTACGTTTGCTCCGCACCGCAGTGTAGACATCGCACATGGCGCGGCTAAAAAACGCAGAGAGATCATCGAGCAAGGTGCTGACTTCGTGGTGATAAACTATGACGGTGTTGAGATCGTCGCTGATGCAATCATAAACGGTGGCTTTGACCTTATCATTGTAGACGAGGCCACACACTACAAGAACGCGCAGTCCAAACGGTGGAAAGTCCTTAGAAAATTAGTCACTGAAGATACATGGCTATGGATGATGACAGGTACACCCGCTGCACAATCTCCACTCGACGCTTACGGGTTAGCTAAGTTGGTCAACCCCAACGTGGTGCCACGGTTCTTTGGTTCGTTCCGTGATATGGTTATGACAAAGATAACGCAATTCAGGTGGGTGGTAAAACCTACAGCGTCAGACCTTGTATTCAACATATTACAGCCTGCCATACGCTTCACCAAAGAAGAGTGTCTTGATCTGCCCGACATGACATACGTCAAGCGCGTGGTCGAACTTACACGCCAACAGAAAAAATATTATGACATGCTCAAGAAGAGTATGACCATGACTGTGGGCGACGACGAAGTAACCGCCATGAACGCCGCGATCATTATGAACAAGCTCCTGCAAATATCTGCTGGCGCTGTATATACAGATGATGGTGACACGTTAGAGTTTGACATCAAGCACAGATACAAAGTCTTGAAGGAAGTGATAGACGAGAGCAGCCAAAAGGTTCTCGTGTTCGTACCATTCAAACACACTATTGACATATTGACCGACAAACTGCGTAATGACGGAGTTGCTACTGAGGTAATCAGGGGGGACGTGCCTGTAGCAAAACGAACCGATATATTTAAACGGTTCCAGAATACCCCCGATCCAAGGGTGCTAGTCATCCAGCCGCAGTCCGCGGCGCATGGTGTTACGTTAACTGCAGCGAACACGGTGGTGTGGTGGGGTCCAACCTCCTCCTTGGAAACATATGCCCAAGCTAACGCACGGGTTCACAGGTCGGGTCAAAAGCACCGATGTACCGTTGTGCAGTTGCAAGGCTCTGCTGTGGAAAAGCGTGTTTACTCACTTCTCGATAACAGAATAGACGTACACACAAAAATGATAGACTTATACAAAGAAATACTTGACTAGGGTATTTTATACCACTAGATTATAATTCTCGTTACTAGAGGAGAACGCAAATGACGGATCAGTCCGACATACCTGCGGATAAACTGACAAAAGCCTACATCAAGCTACGGGCAAAAAGAGCAGAACTATCCGCACGGTTTAAAGAAGAAGATGGAGCGTTGGTGCGCCAACAGGAAATCTTAAAGAACGCGCTGCTTGACTACTGTGAGAACCACAATGTTGAGAGCGTTAGAACCTCCGAGGGTTTGTTTTTCAGGTCCACTAAAACAAAGTATTGGACCAGCGATTGGGAGCAAATGTACAACTTCATTAAAGAGCATGATGTACCTGAGTTCTTAGACAAACGGTTGAACCAAACCAACGTCAAACAGTTCTTAGAGGAAAACCCAGACGTTCTGCCGAAGGGCATGAACATAGACACCGAGTATGTCATATCAGTAAGGAAAAAATAATGGCGGAACCATTTGTACCAATAGAGGATTTGGCAAAGCATTTTGCAGTGTCCATATCTACTATCCGTGCGTGGGTGCGGCAGGGGCATATCCCTAAGTCCACGTATATTAAGATCGGTAATACCTACCGTTTCAACAAGACTTCAGTGACCGAAGCCCTAACAGGTAAAGCCATAGAAGCAGAACAGGCCGAAATTCGTAATGAGCCTGTAGAAGAACAGTTGGAGTTTAACTTCGACGCCGACACAGACGTATAAGCCAAAAAGGAGAACGACATTGGCAGACATTTACATCATTGAAAACGTAGAAGCACTATGGCCGAAGCTAGATCAGACGTACGCGTTTGATAAGAAGGCCAACCGTAGTATGCCCTGTGGTCCACGGGATGTTAACGCAGAGTTTTCCATTGCTTTCCGCATGGACACCGCCACGGCAAAAGGTTTGTTCCAAGCCATGAGTGCAGCATACATGGCAAACCGCGAAGACAAGTGGGCTGAGAAACTAGCCAACCCGTTTGTCAAAGACGATAACGGCACCATCACGCATAAAGCCGTGTTGAAAGGTGCATACGGCGGACAGGTGACAAACAAGCCAGCGCAGTATGATTCGCAGGGTAACATGCTACCGGAAGACTTTCAGTTGACTACGGGCAGCACTGTTAGCATAGCGGTTAAGTTAGTACCCTACGACTTTGGGGGTAAGCAGAGCGTGTCACTACGCATTAACGCTGTGCAAGTTATCAAGTATACCCCGATGGAACGTGCCAACCCGTTTGGTGCTGTGGACGGTGGGTTCGTCATGGAAGACCCCAACCCGTTTGCGTCGAAACCAAAAACAAACAACGTCTTGGCTATGAAGCCCTCCGTAGAAGAGGATAGCGATGACATGTTTGAAGCAGAGCCAGTGAAGAAGACCGTTAATAAAGCGGCTCCGGCTCCAGCGTCTAAAGGTGATCTGAACGACATCGTAGACAGCATGTTCGACGACGACTAAAAACAAATCCACGGCTGCTCCGGTGGCCGTGGTTACTCCTATGGTATGAGTGGTAACAATGATAAACAAAAGATTTTTAGACTTGGTGTTGGCGCACGAGGGCCACTATTGTGTGTGGGCTTTGAAAGGCGTTAAACCAAACGAACAGATCAAGCAGAAGTTTTACTCGTCTACTGATGAGGTGCTACATGCAGCACGTGATTTCGACGCAAACGGGTGGAACGCCTTCTTTGCAATGGGTACGTTCTTCGAGGCTGGGTCTCGCGTAGCTAACAATATGCAGTGGATGAAGTCTTTTTTCTTGGACCTAGACTGTGGGCCTAACAAAGAGTTTCCATCCCAAGAGGTGGCGATTGAAGCGTTACGTGTGTTCTGCGAGAACAACAATTTACCTATCCCTACTCTTATTAACTCTGGGCGGGGTGTGCACGTTTACTGGATACTGTCCGAACCTGTGTGCCGAGCAGACTGGTGGCCTGTCGCTGAACGGTTGAAGAGGGTGTGCGCCGAGCAGGGGTTTCCTGCTGACCCGTCTCGAACGTCTGATGCCGCTGGCGTACTACGTGTGCCAAGCACTCACAACTATAAGTATGGTGAGCCGCTGCCTGTAGAACTTTATGGGGTGGAAGAACCGACGACTGTAGACTTCGACAAGTTTTCGGTTTTGTTGGGGGGTGATCCGATACCAGTACCCCAGAAACGCGAGGCATCTGCGACAAGCGCGTTTAGAGAAGCCCTGCAACAAAACTACAAAGGTAGCTTTCGGCGTCTACTGTTGAAGACCAAGAACGGTACGGGTTGCGCGCAGATAAAACACATAATCAAAAACCAGAGCACTGTGTCGCACGACTTATGGAGAGCGGGGCTATCTATAGCTAATGTGTGTGAGGACGGTGCGGAGGCCGCACATGTGATGTCGTCGGAGCATGAAGACTATGATGCTCAAGCCACACTGCGTAAGATGGAAGACACAGGTGGCCCACAGTTCTGCAGCACGATAGAGCGTTTTAACCCCGAAGGATGCGAGGGTTGCCCCAACAAGGGTAAGATAACAACTCCTGCACAGCTAACCAAAGAGGTCAAAGAGGCCACACCCGAAGACAATGTCATAGAGGAAATAGATGGGGAGGAC